AGCGCCGCGTCCCGCAGCAGCCGCCGCGCCCGCATCGACGCACTGACCCCGGCGCAGATGCGCACCGCGCTGGACTTCCTGGCCGGATGGACCGCCAACGGGGTGGACGGCGCCCTGGACCGCGTCACCGGCGCCTGCACCGAGTGCCGCGAGGCCGCGCCCTGGCACACCGCGCAGTGCACCTGCGCCCCGCCGGTGGCCGTCCCCGTGGCGGTGACCCCGTGACCGGACCGCAGCACTACGAGGCCGCCGAGCGCTGGCTCTTCAAGGCCGAGCATGAGGGCGCCCGGGGCGGCAGCGAAACCGCCGAGTCATGCGCGGCTATCGCCCGGGCGCACGCCGTGCTCGCACTGGCTGCCGCCACCGCGCTCCCTGTCGGCAACTCGTGGCCCACCCTGCACCACGCCTGGGCTGAGGCCGCTGGCGGTGCCGCATGATCACCGCGCTGGCCATCGCCATCCCCGCCGCCGTGTTCCTCGGCGGCTGCGCGGCCATCCTGCGCCACAAGTACCGCGACGAGGACCCCGCCCCGTTCAACTGGCAGGGCACCGTGCCCGCCGCCCCGGGTCACTGCTCCTGCGGGGCGCCGCACGCCGCGAAGCTGGCGCCGTTCCCCGGCGACACGCCGGTGCTGGCCGCCCCCGCCGCAGAGCCCGGCCATGCCGCATGGTGCCGCCTTGGTCAGCACCCGCCCGCGGTCCCATGTTCGTCCGAGCCTGAGCCTGAGCCTGAGCCGGCCGTCGAGCCCGTGCCCGCCGGGGCCGACAGCACGCCCCGGGCGGCCGCCGCGCCCGGCTACGTCACCGCCGCGCTCGGCGGGCACGACAACGCCGACGACTTCCTGGCGTCCGCGTGGAAGAAGATCGACGGGCAGCGCCTGGCCGAGCAGATCCGGGACGGCTCGCTGTGACCGCCGCCGCCATCCTCGCCGTACTGGCCGCTGCCGCCATCGGCGCAGTGCTCTGGCCCCTGAACCGCGCCAAGCGCCTGGAACGCCTGCTGGAGGAGCACGAGCGCAGCGAAGCCGACCTTGAGGCGATGGTCGACGCCACCCGCGAGCCGCCGCCGCTGACCGACGAGCAGGCCGACGAACTGGCGCGGCTCCTCCGCAGGAACGAGGAGCCCCAGTGAACCTCTACTGCCCGTTCTGCGAGGCGATGCTGCAGGACAGCGTGGCGGGCTGGTGGTGCGTCACCTGTGACCAGGCGTTCAGCGCGGCCGAGATCGAGGCCACGCCGTGACCGCCGTCCTGGTGCCCACCGCGACCGAGGCCGAATGGCTGGAGGCCCGCAGGAAGGGCGTCACCGCCTCGGAGATCGCCGTCATCCTCGGCCTGTCCCCGTGGTCAAGCCCCTACGCCCTCTATCACCGCAAGGCCGGGACGCTGCCCGAGCAGGACGACAGCGACGCGATGGCGCTCGGCCGCTACCTGGAGTCGTTCGTCGCGGATCAGTTCGCCGCGCGGCATCCGGAGTTCTACCTCGGCGGCGACGGCCACGCGCTCTACGCCCACCCGGAGCGGCCCTGGCAGATGGCCACGCCGGACCGGCTCATCCATGAGGACGGGACCGGCTACCTCCGCTTCCCGCCCGCCCTCGCCGTTCTCGAATGCAAGACCTCGGCCGCCTACGACGGCTGGGGCGACGACGGCACCGACGAGATCCCCGTGCACTACCGCTGCCAGGTGCTATGGCAGATGGACGTGCTCGGCGTCACCGCGGGCTACGTCGCCTGCCTGTTCCTGCACTCCCGCCAGCTGCGCGTCTACGAGCTGACGATGGACGACCAGGCCAGGGCCGACCTGAAGCTGATGCGGGAACACGCCGAGCTGTTCCTGACCCGGCTGCCGAATGACCACTTCGGCGGCCATCCCCCGGACGTCGACTGGCGCCCGGCCACCGGCGACGCGCTGAAACGGCTGCACCCGGACGTCGAGGACACCGACGTGCCGGTCAGGCGCATGCCGATCATCCAGTACCAGGCAGCCTGCCGCGCCTACAGGGCCGCAGAGCAGCGCAAGAAGGCCGCGGAGAACCGGCTGCGCCAGCTGCTCGGCAATGGGCGCCGCATCACCAGCATCCACACCGGCGAAGTGATCGCCACCCGTCAGGTCTACGACCTGGCCCCCAGGACCATCGAGCGCTCGGCGTGCACCGTCGACAAGCTCGTGCCCGCCAAGGAGCGCACACCATGACCGCCCAGACCGTCAGCAATGCCGTCGCCACCCGCGACGCCGGGATCGTCACCGTGATGTGGGAGCGCAAGACCCACTTCGCCGCGATCCTGCCCGACCACATCGACGTCAAGCCGTTCCTTGGCACCGCCGCCGCCGCCCTCTACGCCAGCCCGACCCTGATGCAGGCCGCCGAGACGTCCCCGGACTCGCTGATCACCGCGCTGATGCGGTGCGCGGCGCTCGGCCACCAGCCCGGCACTGATGAGTTCTACCTGACACCCCGCAAGAAGGGCGGCGTCTGGCAGGTGCTGGGCATCGAGGGCTACCGCGGCATCGTCGAGCGGATGTACCGCTCCGGCGCGGTCACGTCCGTCATCGTCCGCGAGGTCTGCGCAAAGGACCAGTTCAGCTACACCGAGGGCCTTGACGACCGGCCCGTGCACCAGTTCGGCGGCACGGGCACCGTGGGCACCGGCGCGGACTTCTTCGGCACGAACGGCCGGGACCGCGGGGCGATGGTCGGCGTCTACGCCTACGCGATCCTGGCCGGGGGCGCGGTGTCCCGCGTGTGCATCCTGACCCGCGATGACGTCGAGGCCGCCAGGGACGCGGGCGGCTACAAGCCCGGCGATCCCTACAGCCCGTGGAACCGCCTGGACGGCGGCAAGGGCCACCCGGAGTTCACCGGCCGCTCAATGTGGTGGAAGACCGCGGCGAGGCGCCTGGAGCCGTGGGTGCCCACTTCCGCGGAGTACCGGCGCGAGCAGCTGCGCGCTTCGGCCGCGGCCAGCGAGCAGGCAAGCCGGGGCGCGCTCGGCCCGGCCCCTGAAGCCGCCATGAACGGCCACGCGCCGCCCGAGCCCCAGGACATCGCCGACGCCGAGATCGTGGACGAGGGGACCGCTGAGCCCTTCCACGGCGGCCCTGCGGCCACCCGCGCGCAGGTCGGCAAGATCCAGGGGGAGTTCAAGCGCCTGGGGTTCACCGAGGCCGAGCGGGAGCAGCGGCTGGCGATCACCGCCACACTCGCCCGGCTGCCCGGCCTGGACTCCACGTCCTCGCTGCGCATGACCGAGGCCGGGGACGTCATCGAGAAGCTGACCGGATGCGATGACCGTGACGCGCTGATCGCGCTCATGGTCAAGGCAGACCAGGACGCCTCCGATGCCTGACCGCTGGCCCGTCGCCATCCCCGACGACGACGGCGAAGAGGTTGAGGTCGGCCCCGGGACGGCCGCCCCCGCCACGGTCTACATCAGGACCAGCCCCGGCGGGGTGCTCCTCGACGCAGACCAGCGTGAGCGGCTGGCCCAGGCCATCGTCGCCGCCAGCCACGAGGCCGAGAGGCGGGATGCGCGCCCGGCCACCGATCCCCCGCTGCACTCCGGCGAGGGCATCACCGGCATGTACTGGGACAACCTCGGGTCGGTGGGCGATGCCTAGCCCCGTGCGCACCGACCGCACCGACTGCGGCTGCGGCGCCCGCATCATCCTGGCGTCCGGCGTCCCGCCGCTCGACTACAACCCCGACCCCGCCGGGACCTTCGCCGCGAAGCACGCGTCATCCGGGGCGTGGCAGGCCCGGCCGTACCTGCCGGGGCTCGTGCTGGCACCGCTGGAGAAGCGGCACCGGGTGCACCGCTGCGAGACCCCCTGAACCCCGGCGGGCCGCCAACGGCTCGCTCCGCAAGGCTCCGCCACCGGCCCGCCGGGCACCACCCGCACCACCCGCACAACCAAGGAGAACACAGTGATCCGCACCATCATCGCCGCGACGGCAGCCGCCGCCGCGCTCGCCATCCCCGCCACCGCGGGCGCCGCCGTGCCCGCCTTCCTGGCCGACCCGCGCACGCCCACGGACATCACCGCGGTCGCCGACCCGCCCGGCGGCCTCGAGCTGACCGGGACGCTGACCACCGCGGCCGGGCCCGTGGCAGGCGCAACCGTCACCTTCACCACCAACGGCTCCTCACGGCTGCTGTGCACCGCCGTGACCGACGCTGACGGGCTCGCCGCGTGCGCCATCACCGGGGCGCAGCGGGTCATCATCCGCACCGCCGGCGGCATCTGGTACGCCCGGTTCGCCGGGGACGCCACGCTGCAGCCGGCCTCACGCGCCGGG